GTTGTTCTATAAGCCTCTTCAAGATTATTAGGTCTGTCTTTGTAGATACAAACATACATTGGTTCTTGTAAACCAAAGCATCTCTTCTTAACTACTACACAGAAGTCTGATGGGTCTCTAGTACTATCAGATGTATCATTCATACCCATGTCAATACCGTCGATGCCAGCTACATATAGATTTCTAAAGTCTGCGCCATTCTCACTCTTAATGGGATGTTCAATAATACAAACCTTTCCTTTATCACTAGGTATAAACCTTACTCCATTCTTAGCTTCTTCAGAATGTACATTGTTTTGAAATGTATATTCTAGCTGTCCCCATTTAGGTTTAAGCTCTTGTGGAGTAATCTTATGTAACTTAATAGCAGCTAACTGTTCTGTTAATAATACAGTATTGAATTGGTTATCACCTTCCAAAGCTAATGCTTCATCAGGTGTAAAACAATACTCAGCAGAGTATAGCATTAAACCTTTAGGGTCTGCAATCTTAGTAGCTCTCTTAGCCATGTAGAACTCTCTACCCTTTTCTGGGTCTGTCCATCCTCTATGGTCTACATATCCTGGAGCAGTAACAATAGTATATGCAGGAATGAAATATGCAGTTTCTACATAAGTACCTTCCTTAGTATAGTTATGTTTGTATGGAAGTACATCATAACCTCTAGGGTCATGGAATGCAGCAGCTACACCTTCTAATGCGGGACCACTATCACCACCTGTACCCCAAGCCAGCTTAATACCGAATCTCTGTCCTTGAATATCAATCAAGGCATCACCCTGAATGAATGCTTTCTTCCAATTGGGCCAAGAACCACTTTCTTCGTACATCAGAATATCAGTACGGTCACCTCTAATCTTATTAGGTTTATCAGCTGTAATTCCTTCAATCTCAGACATCCATCCAGATTCTACACCATCTACATTCTTACTAGAAGCTCTCTTCCATTTAGCTGTGTTGTGTACTTGCCTTAACCACCTCATACCATCCTCAGTATTATCATCTAAATATGATAACTGAGTCCAGCATTTACTTAAAGTATCATCAACATAACCTTCTTGTTGTGCAGCTACTACCCCTCTAAAGTGAGGTCTAGTTGTATAACCATTAACAAGTATAGCAGCAGCTATTTCCGAGAATCCAACACCTCTGGCTTTTAAACCAATGGCATTCTTTCTCAGCATCTTACACAATTCTATATAATGGAAGTACTCATATTGTTTTACAAAGAAATTAGGGAAGTCTACTGAACGACCACCACCAGCCTTAGTTGCAGAAGATAGATTAGGTAGCTGATAGTAATTAATAAAGAAATAATTATCACCAGTAATAGTATAGCCATTAACAGTCATACCATTTCTACATCTATCATATTCTTGGTCCCAAAACTCACCATAAGCCTTACCCATCAATGGTTCATTACAATACTTACCAGTAGTAGCCTTAGTCTTCCTAGCTTCCATAAACCATTCTGGGTCAAAGTCTAATCCTCTTGTACCATCAATAGGTCTGTAACCAGTGAGTTCATATGATAGGTTAGAATCAAAATAGTCTATCGGGTCTCCAATTCTGACATCCCACTCAACTTCCGTGAGCTTCTGCTCTAGTGTTCCAGTATTCTCCCCTACTTCAGTAACCTTTTCAACTAAGGCTTGGACAGTAGGGGACTCCTGGATTTTATTTTTAGGTTTCCTTCCACGTGCCATGTTACTTTAGTTTTGGTACATATCCCTCAACAGCACCAGCACGAAGACCTGTAGCAGCTTTCTGTTTCTTCTTAATACGGGCTTCTAAGGCATCTAATTCATCCAATACCTTAGATATAGATGACATTTCACCGATAACGTCCTTAGCTTTAAAGATTGGTTTACCAGTAATGGGGTCTCTTTCTTGTAAATCAGAACCCTCATTGAAATAATCAATCAACTCGTCTACCTTATTCTGAGCTGCCCTAATTAATTTAATGTCTCTTGCTGATTCTTGTATCTCTCTATATTTCCTACATGCAGCTCTAAACAGAGGGTCATTAAACTCCTCTTCTGTAATACCACTATCCTGTTTAGCAGCCTCATTGCGTTCTGCTTCAGTAAATTGTGAATAGTGTGATTGCCAGTCAATCATTAGATACATGTAGGTGAACTCTTTGAATGCTCTTAGCTTTTTAATACCCTTAGGGTCTTCCTTACTGATATTTCTATCATTAGTCCATAACTCAGCGAACTCCTTAATAAGAAGAATCTCTGGTTCGTTTAATCGCAGTTCATGATTTACATTATCATATAGAAATATTGTCATAACAATTATTGTTTAATTATACGTCTTTGGACTGTTCCTCCAAAGTAATTCTTTCCAATTCCCTTATTTTTTACAGCTCCTGCTCCACTAGCACTCTTCCCATTAGCCTGGTCTTTCATATCAACCTTTACTTTCTCATTATGAGGAAGTTTTTTATAGTCAGCTGGAGTCATCTTCTTATAAGGAAGTTTCTTATTACTAACGTTGTATACCCCCTTACTTGTGTGTACAGTGTCAGCCTTATTAACTACAGCACCTTTTTGGTCTTTAGCTACTGACCAAGAGTTATCTACGGTTCCTCCCATATTCTTTTTAACTCTCTTCTTAGCCTTACCTCCACACTTATCTTTAAATATATCTACTACTTTAGCACCCTCAGCTTTCTTCTTGCATTTAACACAGCCTCCAGCCATATACTTCTCAACCTCGTATCCTTCTGGGCACTCACCTCTAAGGGTTTGAACATAACTTAACTTGGCTCCTAATTTAGCCATTGAAATTTGATTACCTTCCATTGCTTTGTATTGTTTATAAAACTCTCTTAAATCGTTCTCTGATAGCTGTGCTACTTTGTTCTCAAAGTCCGCTTCATCTTTAGGGTTTAGGACTTTAATAAGATAGGCAGTGAACGCTTGTTGTTCTTCGTTCATCTGCCCACCCTGTTGAAACATACTTATCATACTTTAATTAAATCCTTAGTATTGTAGATAGCTTCCTGCAAAACTCCTTCTGTAGAGAACCATCTACATCTAATACCTTTAAAATAATCTTCTGTTACGTTGGGAACACCATGAGTTCTAATATTCATAGTCTCCTTCTTAACCACAATCATTACAGGTTTGTTAGGTATATCTTGTTTAAGAGTTACTACCTCACCTGGCATAAAATATACTTTCTCTTCCATTATGCATTATCACTTTTAAATTCCTTTGTATATCTATCTTTTAATCCAGAATTAACTACTACTTGAACTTGAGGTTCAGCTACAACTTCAAATCCTTGTCCGAAGAATGGAATAGGAACTCCACATGCTCTTCTATAGTAAATAATGTCACCTTCCTTTACAAATTTACATAAAGGACTAGCCTCTATTACTAATGCTTGAACTGATAAGTTCTCTTCTTGGTCCATTTCACCAGAGTCTGGATTCTTAAATGTACCTGTATATTCTGGAAGTATCAACCCTGACTCAGTTACCTTCATCTTCTGGAATGGGTTCTTAGCATAAGGTTGTACTAATATATAACTGTTGATAGGGACAATCTGTAAGTCCTTCATCTTCTCATCCATCATCTTAGCGTGTCTTTCCTGCTCATCGATTTTAGCATTCCACTCTGCCCTAGCTTCCTCAACCTGCTCGTTGAATTTTACTTTAGCATCTTGTTTAGCCATTTCAGCTACAGTAGGAGACATTATAAATACATCCCCATTACCCATTAAACTATTCTTACCATTAGCATCTCCTCTAACCAATTGATTCTTTGTTTTTAACACTGCTTCTACTGTACTTAAACTATTCATACTCATTAAAATTAAATTACCATTTTCCTATAGGACACGTTGCATTAGGTAGAGTTGTTTTAGCTCTTAGCCTGCATCCACATCCATTAATATATCCATCTTTCTTCTCTGTACTTACATCTTCATTGTCTGGGTTTATCCATAACTTACTGTTACAAATCTCACCCAATACCACACTCTTTTTATAAAGCTTACATTCTTTACACAAACGGATGCGGGCAGCAGATATATTCTGATTCAGCCCAAGCATCTCGTTAGTGTGTCCATTTAAAATAGCACCAAGACCCATATTTATTCTATTTAGTTCATAAAGTTGCTAATATCTCAAACCTAATTGTTTGAAAGATACTCATATAGGTATTATTAGAATTCTATAGGTCTCCTGCTATTCTTTCTGGCTTCTAATATAGCTTCTTTCTTATAGAACCTACACATTCTTTCCACATCATCCTTTAGATAATCAAGCTCATGTTCTGTGACATTTCCTTGATGGTCGTAATGTATAAGTAATAGTTTCTTAACTACGAACTTAGGATTCAATTTCTGAAGCATCCAAGCATAGGTTGATAACTGTAGTGCATAGTGCATCTTGTTACAATCCATAATGTTATTCATAGGGTACTTCATCATCTGACATTTCTTAGTTCTCTTATCAAAGAAGGATTTATCGTCTAACTTTTTATTAGTCTTGTAGTCTATGATATAGATGTCATTACCATCCTTAATCAGTAAGTCAATCTGTCCTGCAAGTTTAAACTTGCCATCATCTGACTTCCTATATATCATATACTCAGGGAATACTCCCTTCTCAATATCAAGTAAATCCTTATTGTGCTCCATTAAAGAGTCATTGGTATTTACTTCAAACTTACCTCCAAGTCCGAACTTTCTTAATTCACATTGTTTCTTAGAAGTATAATTACCTTCTAACTCAGCATGAATTTTAGAACCTCTTTCACAGGATTCAGCATTAGTCTTCTGCCACTCATCTAAGATGTCTTGTTGAGCCTTATTGTAATCGTTACGAGTAAATCCATACATATTGCAGAAGTATTCTACATCTATCTTATGAGTGTTTAATAGTTGAGATTTCTCAGCTTTAAATTCTTCTGCTGATAACATCTTCTCTAATGCCTTATAACCTGACCAGAAATCCTTATCAAAATCTTGACAGAATTTGCCAATTAATGTTGTTACTGATACATACACTCCATTTTCATCCCAGTACATGTGCTTCTCATCGTTGTAGCAAACGTTCTGGTTCTGCTTGTCCACTTTCATATAGCCTTTTAAATTTATCCTTTACTGAATTATAATCTAACCATGTTGTAAGAGGTTGAAGAGATGGAGCTATTATAGATTGATAATATCCCAGGTAATATTCCTTCTTCATAGGATAGATAACTACCAGCATTCCTACAGGTCCATCTACACCAGATAGCCTATAGAAGGCGGCTGACTTAGCATTGCTACGTTGTAACAACTCTACTAAGTTGGGCAGACTTGTGCTATATTGTTGAATACTATCCATTCTTAAGGACTTATTCTCATTTATCTTTTCAATCTCATCTCCATAGTTTGTATATTCTAGCTCCTTCCATATTCTTAAACAGCTCTTAGTATCCAGACCTCTCTTCTTCTCAGTTAGTGCTGTAAGGTATCTATACGATAATCCATGAGTACTAACCAAGGAATTGTGATAATTCAATAGGATAACATTAGACGCATCCTTGTCCTGTACCAATATTCTTTCAATGTATTCATTAATAGAAGGGGAGATTATCTTTGTATATTCCTCAGCGAGGTACTTTTCCTGCTGGACTTGTTCAGTATAATCTTGTAAGATAAGTTTCGTATGACCTCTAAAACTAGTTTCCACTACTATCACTGATAAAACTATAATAATGATAGTCTTAACGTTTGGACCTAAGTTATTAATCCAGCCATAAATTGCTTCTAGTCTACTTAACGACATTAATCTATTTCCTTTAAATGTTGAATGTTAGTCCGTCTAAAAATAAACTCTAATTCATTTTCATCAATCCATTATTTATAATTTACTACCTTTCATTTGATAATGTGCAAATTTAGCTTTAATTTTGTAAATAAAAAAATGAAACATAAACTTATTTAATTATGGAACTAAATCAGAGAGAATTGAATGCAATGTACGTCTCTTTAAAGGAGATGTGTAGTAATGTAGATTTAGATAGTATTCCTATGTTCAGACAAGGGAGTAAGCTAATACCTAGATGTAAAAATGGAAGTGGTATTCATATTAAGAAAGAGAATAGAGGTAAGTTCACAGCATCTGCCAAGAAAGCTGGACAATCAGTACAAGAACATGCTCGTTCTGTACTTAATAATCCTAATGCTACTCCATTACAGAAGAAGAGAGCTAATTTCGCTAGAAATGCAGCTAAGTGGCATCATTAATGATTAATTATGACAGAGAATGCTGAAACAGCTAAAATTAACAAAAGTTTATTAAGGGAGAGGAAGAAAGAATGTTGTATATGTGGGGAGACTACTTACTGCTGCTTAGAGTTACATCATATAAGGAATAAACTCTATACAATATCCAGAGCAGTTAAGAACCTTCCCACTCCTCTTTTTATAAAGGAGATGAATAAATGTATAGTAGTTTGTTCAAACTGCCACAAGAAACTACATAATAATATTATTAGATATGAGGATAAAGAAGTTACAGGAAGGTAATATAATAGCTAAGCAGGATAATACTAGAGTATCTAAACCTATTATTCCAGAAATTATTAAGGCTAAACCTAGACAAGACCAACTTATTGATTTGGGAGGAGAACCTTCTACTGATACAAGAACAGCTGCTGAAAGGAATAGAGACTATTGGCATCCCATTAAAGGAGCTAAGGAAAGGTTTAAATCTTCTATGAGGAATGGAACTAATCCATTAGTAGGCTTAGAAAGAACTGTAATGCCTGGTGCTGCATTAGTAACAACTCCAGCTACAGTAGTAGGAGGTTTATTAGGAAGTGAAGCTGTTAATAATGCTACTGGTGGATTTGGTCAATGGTTGGAAGGTAAGGTTGGAATACCAGCTGAAGTTGGAGAATATCTAAACCCTGGTGCAGTATATGGAGGAGGTCTTAATGTTACTAAGAACAAATTAGTTTCTAAGTTTATTAAAGGGGATGCTGACTTAGGTTGGAATGCTCTTAATAGAAATCATTGGATATTTAATAGAGAGGCTCGTACACCTACTAATATTGCTACTGCTAATAGAGCAATGCCATTCTTATCTAATGTAGAGAAGACTCCAGCAAGAATTGCAGCTTATAAAGTAGGTAGAAGAACCAAAGGTAATGCTTCTGTATCTTTAAAGGATATAAAGAATAATGAGTCTACATACACAGGTTCAGCAACACCAGAAGGTAATAATGGTGATAGGGACTTATTAGGAATGTATCTATTTCAGAATGACCCATTAATAAGTAAGAGTCCTTGGTTTCAGAAGGTAGCTAAATCATTTAAACCTGCTAAAGGAAAAGGGTTCAGTCATGGAGATAATCAACTATATCCTGGTATTGAGAATAGAAGATACCAAATGCAATCTGTAGTAAGAAGACAACCTATGATGCAAGGTGCATTATTAACTATGAAGAAAGGTGGTAGTCTAGTATCTGATGGTAGAAGA